CAAGAAGTGGGGACCGAAGCCCCCACGCCCTAATCAGGAAAGATTATTGCTTACTACGATTACGAATCATTGCCAAAATATCTTCGGCACGTTTGCTACTTGGTGCTGCTTCAGCGGCTGGTGCTGACACCGGTGCTGTTGCGGCAGGAACGTCGTCTTCTTCTACTGGATCTGCCGCTACTGCTGTTGCAGGAGCATCTTCAGCTTTAGGAGCCGCATTAGGTGTATCCAAACCATATGGCTTGTAATAAGCCGCCCATTTGTCTGCGTCGTATGGTTGACCATCAACTGATGCTTCAAACATTTCTTTGAGAACTTTGAGTTCTACTTCGCTTGGCTTCTTAGGCAAGAAGTCTGACAAGTTAAACAAACCGTGTTCGTCAATTGCCGCTTGCTCTTCTGCTGTTAGTGCAGATTCTTTACGTGACCACTTTGAAGTTGAGTAGTCAGCATAGCCACCTTTTGAAGTCTTAACAACTTGGAAGTCCAGACCAGATTGATAATCAGTTGGCAATTCTTCCATTTCTGGATCCATCAATGCCGCTTTGATGATATTAAAGATTTGTGGGCTAATTGTAAAGCGACGGATTGGGTTAGCTGGAACCTTGTCGTCGCTAAGTGCGTTCTCACGTACAAAGCCTTGGAAAATGTAACTTTTCTTTTTCCAATACTTACGACCCATTTCCTCTAGGGATGGATCTTTAAACCAAGGACGTACCTCAGCTAGGATTGGACAAGCTTCACCATACATTTCCATACAAGGAACTTGTACTACAACCGGCTTGCTATCTGCTTGACCTTTAACGCCAGCAAATGGCAAACGAATCATTGCACGTTCTGCCCAAAAGAATGAATTTTTTGTGTTACCGTCTGGTAGGAAGCGAATGCGAGCTGTTGAGCCCTCTGCGATGTTCCAATGTGGATAGATAGCGTTGTCGCCACCCGATTGTTTGTTACCTGTGCCGCGGTTTTCACTTGCTTGAAGTTTTGCGCGAATTTCTGCTAAAGTTGTAGCCATAATGTTTTCTCCTTAAGATGGTCTTTGTTTTATGTGCCTAGATATATACAAGCACCCTGCAAGTATATAACAAATGTATTTAGCTTGTCAACCGATTTTTAAATTATTTTTTCAATCCGGCTAAACTGCGGATAAAGTCCAAACTGTCAGCTTCTTCCATAGCCATATTGCTAACATTTGGATGTTCTGTAGTGCTACCATATTCGGTACCAGTAGCCGATTGTGGGCTTACTGGTGCGGCAAAATTGGTCTGCTGGTCTCTACCATTTTGAGCTAGCTCAGTCGAAACTTCAGCAAACAAGTCGGGCATATGGGTTTTTAACCAAGTTTTGATTAACGGTGTTGCATCGGCATCTGGACCTTGGCTATTGCTTAGTGCTGTAATTTCGTCATTCAGTTCATCATCGCCAATCAATTGATCTATATCAGAAATGGCATCCACTCCGTCAATTCCGACTGGTAGCGGAGTTTTTAATAATTCAATTAATGCTCGAGCACGATCTGCATCATCTGGCTTTAACCAATTACCCTCGGCAACCAAATCAGCCCATTCTTCTAGTTCAGCACTCAGTGTATTGGCTGACTCACGTTTATATTTTTTGTATGCCTTATACACGATTGGTAGTGCTTCTGTAAAACGATCATCGTAGACTTTTTTAACAAAACGTTCACGTAATGCATCTATGTCTACTTCATCTTCGACAACAGAGTCCGGGATCCAAGATTCAAAATAACTGCGATATCCACGAGCACCACGCATCTGACGTAGTTGGCGTTTGATTTGATCATAATGATGAACAGCACTCTGGGTCATATCTGTTGTTTCTTGATCTTCGAATTGACGATGTTTAGTGCTGCGTACAAAATGACGCATATCCGACATTTCTTTTACTAATGAATTAATGTGTTCAGCACGGTCATCGTGTAATGTACCGCCAGCATTTAGGTGTTCGGCCATTGCATACGCACCGTATAGATTTTTGTGTGGTAATAAGAAACGTTCGCCACGTTCGGTTTCTAAAAAGATTTCTTGAATTCTACGTGCTCGGGCGCCACGTACTTCGTCATTTACTCGATCGGCGTGACGAATTAAAATTTTGGTATTGCCTTTATCAGCAAAGCTGTTATAAGGACGACCTGGCGTACCATATAGTCGACTTTCTGTCATAGCTAAGTCGTCGGTAGTAGACACGTCGTCTGTGCGAGCCTGTTGTTTAACATCTTTGAGATCTAAATTGGATTTGTTGATATCACGTGTATCAAATGTTAATAAATTGCGTTTTGCAAATAGTCTTAGGTTGCGTAAAAATTCGTACCACTCTTGGCGTTGTTCGCGATCCATTTCGCCACTAATATTTTGTCCGTAGTAGACTTTTAAACTAGTTTCGTCAATTAGACTTATAGTCACTGTGCCAAATTCTGCGCCGTCTTTACTTGAATACGTAAAATTAAAAAAACGTGCTTGTGCGGGATCGTCTTCAGCTTTGGCCTTTTCGTCGCCCAAAGTTACGTTTGTAAAACGTGAGCGTATTTTATCAAATAATGCTGAAGCGATGGATTCTATTTCTTTACTCATATATCTATTTATCTTAAATCATAATGAATGGCATTGGCTCGATAAAACTGTCAATATTATCGCGTAATTCTGTGTCTAAATTGCTGTCAAACTGCTGTAGTAGCATAACCATACGTACGGCTAACAGCAAACTCATTACTAAATCGTCGTGTTCGCCTATTTTTGCGGCAAAACTGTTGCCACTGGCTACAAAGGTTTTTAGTTCGCTTAACAAGGGTTTGCTGGCTATAACAAAACGACGTGTTTCTATTAAACTTTTCAACTTGGAGCAAGCACTCAGTTTGCTCTTGTTGGTGGTAGTAAACCCTTTACGATATCTATGCCCGGCGGCGCCTTTTTTGGGTTCGCTTAAGAAAGTACCTGAAATATTTTCTTCGCCCAACTCGTTAATTGCTACTAGTGCCGCTTCACCAAGGGTATTATTTTCAACACTATAGTAAACACTATTATTCCCAACTATGTCTGACAAGTACTGGCAAATTTCTTTCATAATCACAATCTGGCGTTGTACTGGAGTTTTGTTGTCGCGCCATTCGGCTACTTGTTTTAGTCCAGGCGTTTCTAATACTTGAATAGCAGCCGGGTCTGACCCCGTGCCTAAGCTGGGATCTAGAGCTACTACATAAGTTCTATCACGTTCGGGACGTTTGTACCAACGTATTTGTCCTTGTCGTTCTATTGGATCTATGCCGGCCATTTCTGCTAGGTGCAATGAATTAATTAGTGTTTCATCAAAGATAATAAATTCACATTCCATCTCACGACGGAAACGTTCTTCACCAAGTTGAGCTAGCATCTGTGCAGCCCATTGTTCATCACGGTCTGGATGTTCTTCCCACTTACTACGAAACGCTTTAAATCCGTTGACGCCAAGTTCTGTTTCGTTGCCTTGAGCATCAAAACATTTTGTGGCACCGCGCCAAATTTGTGCAAACTGATCCTCGTCTGAGTTTGGTGTTGAAGTAATAATACACTTACCACCAGTGGCTAGTGTAGGTGTAATAGAAGTCCAGAATTCACTCGCAATAGTTGGGCGAACGAACGCAAACTCGTCACAGTATAGTAGTGATATACTCATACCACGACCTGTGTTTTCAGTTGTTGTTTGACTTACTATGCGGCTACCATTTTCAAAGTCCAAGCTACCTTTGTTGTAACTTGTTACCCCCGCTCGGATAAAGTCTGGACAGTTCTCATAGGCATAACGAACACGTTGCATAATTTCCTGTGCGCCCAGGTACTTGTGTGCAGCAACAAGAATAGTTGAATCTGGTACAAACATAGCATACCACAACAAATATCCTGCGGCAGTGGTCGACTTTCCGGTCTGCCGTGGCATCAAACTAATACTATATCTGTATTGATGATAGGAGTTGATTAAACGGTCTTGGTATTCAAATGGATGGTATTGTATAGCACCTTTGGTCGGATGCTGTATGTAAAAGTAATGACTCATGAAATACTGTGGACCAGTTACCGGATCTGCACATCGAGCAATTTCGTGTATATGCGCCTCGGTATAAGACATCTTTTGGTAAGGTGCCTTGATAATTGCTGATTCTAAGTATTTACTCATAACGATTTTTATTGTATAATATAAGTATATTTAACATCAATCAGAAAACGGTAAATCTAAATGTCAGACACTCTATTGCTGAACAGCAATTATGAACCTATTAGCGTACTCCCATTGAGTGTAATCGGATGGCAACATGCTATCAAATTGATGTATTTGGGACGAGTACATGTACTTGAAACTTATCCAGACTGGATCATTCGATCCGAACGATTGGCTATAAATGTTCCCAGTATCTGTGTAACCAAAGAGTACTTCCATCACAAGAAAAATGTCAAGTTCAGTAGATACAACATGTACATGCGTGATCTATTCCAATGCCAATACTGCGGAGATGTATTTGATTACGATGAGTTAACTATCGACCATGTGGTTCCACGTGTCAATGGCGGGAAGACTGCCTGGGATAATTGTGTCACTGCTTGCAAAAGCTGTAACCATAAAAAAGGTTCAAGTACCAATATCAAACCCAGAGTCAAGCCGTACAAGCCAGACTAT